AAATTTTAATGATGAAGAAGTAACTGAAGATCACTTTTTTCATCTTTCCAAAGCTGAGTTAGTTGAGCTCGAAATGAGCCATCAGGATGGACTCTCTGAGACGTTGCAGAATATCATCGCAGCAGAAGATGGCAAAGCAATCATCGCTGAATTCAAGAAAATCATTCTAGGCGCATACGGCAAAAAGTCTCCGGATGGCAGACGATTTATCAAAACACAGGAACTTCGAGAAGAATTTGAGTCGAGCGAGGCATATTCGACTCTATTTATGGAGCTAGTCACAGAAACTGACAAAGCAATCGAGTTCATTAATGGAATTGTGCCGCAAGGACTTGCTGATGATGCAGCCAAAGTGACTCAATTGAGACCAGCTGAGCCGCTAGAGCCGCTAGAGCAAAAACCAGAACCAAGAATGATCAGTAGAGCAGAAGTCGAAGCAATGTCGCGAGAAGATCTTGTAAAACTGGGGACTGATATTTCCGCGGGCCTAGTCAAGATCGCAGAATAAACATCCCGTATAATGAAACCCCTACTAAGGAGACGATTATGTCAAACGAACTCATGATCGCCAGGTTGGCCGCACAGTTGGTCGCCGGGATGGGTGTTTCGAAGATTCTAGGCAGTATTGTCCAGAACAACGTCATCATCGCGACGCCGCTCGAAGCAGTGGCCGTCAAAGCTGGTAGCCTTGTTCTTGGCTCGATGCTGGTCGAGCAGTCTTCGAACCACATCACTCAGCAGATCGACACCGTGACCACTTGGTGGAAGAGTCGTAACGAAGACACCGAAGAAGTCACCACTTAGTAAGCAAAGCTAAGGTCCCCACAAGGACTTTAGCTTTTTTCTTTGTCTAGGCTAAGGACATACATGAGTAGTTCTGAATTCCCGCCCAATAGCGCAGTAAGTAAACAAGGTGCACCAGTCGACAAAAAAGTAGAGCGCGTTACTTCGGGCGAGCCTGTTCGGAGGAGAAAGTCTCTGCGTAAGCAGTTTTCGGAGACATTTGTTGCTGGTGATGCTAGAAGTGCCGTCACTTACGTTGTTTTGGACGTATTGCTTCCGGCGGCAAAAGACATGATTGTCGAAGCAGGATCGCAAGGAATCGAGAAGTTGATCTTCGGAGATTCTTCTCGGCGAAGAGGTGCACGACCTCCGGTGTCAGGTCCTACAGGCTATGTCAGTTACAACCGTCTCTCCGGTCCAATGGGCGGAAGTAGAATTCCAGGGCCACAGAGAGCATTGAGTCGTGCTGCTCGTGGAAGGCATAATTTCGACGAGATTGTTCTGGAACAAAGAACCGAAGCCGAGGAAGTAATCGACCGACTATTCGACCTGGTGAGTCGCTATGACCAAGCAACAGTTGCTGATCTATACGAACTCGTTGGTCTCCAGTCCGCTCATACCGACCATAAATGGGGTTGGGAAGACCTTCATGGGGCTGGGGTTACTCGAGTGCGCGGTGGTTATCTACTCGATCTACCGGAGCCAGAACCACTCGACTAACCATGAGTAGAGCTGACGAGATCGATATTCAAGAATTTGCACGTCGTGTTGAACAAGTATGCGATTTTCTTCTTGATCGTATTCCTGAAAAAGATGGATCTGCCGATATTCGAGTCATTCAAGATCTAAAAGAAGATGCAGCAGATCTTCAACATAGTACTAGAACAATCGGTCAAGGAACGCTTAGTGGTCTGAAAGACTATATGAGCGGAGCACCTCAAAAGGAGCAATAATGAAGCTTGTCCCAGAGGCGATTAGCAGGACGGTCGCCCGTAACTCCCTACTCCTGCAGAAGAGCTCACCACAAGTGCTCTTTGGTGTGGGCGTTGTGGGCATGGTGGGAACTACGGTTCTTGCCTGTCGAGCCACGTTGAAAATGGATACGGTCCTGGATGAGGCGAAAGGCAAGCTCGAGACGGCCAAGACGCTTGAGCATCCGGATTATAGTGAAAAAGATCGTGGAAGGGATACGTCACTTATCTACTTCCAGACCAGCGTCAAGATTGTCAAGCTGTACGCCCCGGCAGTTATCGTGGGTGGTCTGTCGATCGCCGCTCTGACGAGCTCTCATCGGATTCTTACTAGGCGCAATGCAGCTCTGACTGTAGCTTACAGTGCCTTGGACAGAGGATTTAGAGAATATCGGGCTCGCGTAGTGGAGAAGTATGGTGAGGAAGAGGATCGGAATCTTCGCTACGGTAGCAGACAGGTACAGATCGAAGATGAAAACGGTAAGAAGAAAATGGTTACTCGGGTTGATATTGACAATGACCCATCAATTTATGCTCGATTCTTTGATTCATATTCTACTTCGTGGAGCAAGGAACCCGAGTATAACTTGATTTTCCTCAAGTGTCAACAGAATTACGCAAACGATCTTCTTAGGTCTCGTGGGCATGTATTCTTGAACGAAGTCTACGACATGCTCGGAATTCCGAGGTCTAAGGCCGGAGCAGTAGTGGGTTGGTTGCTGTCACCGAATGGTGAGACTGACAATTTCGTCAATTTCGGCGTCTTCGATGGTAGAGATGGTCCGGCTCGAGATTTCGTCAACGGTCTTGAGGGTGCAATTCTACTCGATTTCAATGTTGACGGCGTTATTTACGACAAGATTGACGGTCTAGGAGAGGAGTTGTCATGGCAGCTGGGGCACTAGTCGAGGAAGTGGCAGAAGAAGTTGCCACCAATCTTGAAGAGGTAGCAGCAGTCACTCGTCAAGTTAATGCCCGAGCTGTTGGATATTTCGGGATCGGGGTAGCAGTCGGATTTGGACTCGGCTTCTACTGGGGCTTTAGGTTCAACCGTGAGAAGATCCGAGCGGAAGTACTGAGAGAAGCCGAGGAGCAGATCGATCAGATTCGTGAGCTATATCAGCAGAAGACGCTGGCGGCCGAGAATCAGGACAAGCCTTCGGTGGAAGAGATTGTCGAGCAGCGGGGATATTCCACCAGAGAGCCGGATATGGATGTGGAACCAGAGCGGGCGCTACGACCACCAGTTCCGATCATTGTCACACCGCCACCAGTTGTGGTCATTGAGGAGCCGGTGAGCGAGGAGCCGGACTGGATCTGGGCGCAGGAACTGGCTAAGCGAGACAAGGAACATCCGTACATCATCCACGAAGATGAGTGGACTGGTGGTGACATGTCCTATGAGCAGACGCAATATACTTATTGGGCGGGTGATGATGTTCTCACGGATACAGACAACACTCCGATCTCTCATCCGAACCAAGTCGTCGGAAGCGAAAATCTTCGATTTGGTCACGGGGCAGGAGATCCCAACATCGTCTTCGTCCGCAACGACAAACTCCAGCTCGACATCGAAATCGACCGAGAGCCTGGAAGCTTCGAAGAAGAAGTCCTCGGTAAGACTCGTCCTGTAGAGGACGGGCTAGAGCATTCCTCGCAGAGCCGCCCTGCTCGGAGGAAGCCGAAACGTAATCCATAGAAACGACAGGGATGACCAAAACGGATATTGCATATTATGAGTGGCTGATCTCGCAAGTTGATACTCCAGGAGATCGATCTTACAGAGACTTGTTCGAACGTTTGCACAACTTCGAATTTGTCTGGTTCGTTCCAAATGACGATAATCGCGTCCAGGATGGCTTGGATCTACGCGCAGAATTTCTGAATGGGAATCGCCCTACTCTGCATCTCGAGGGGGCAACCATGTTGGAGATTCTGGTCAGTTTGAGCCGTAGAGTCGCATTTATCGGTGGTGGGAATGAACCTCAGTGGGCTTGGCGACTGCTCAAAAACCTAAAGCTGACGAAGATGTCAGATCCTTTGACGGAGGAGCAAGCCAAGCGAATCGACGATATTCTCGAAACTCTAGTCTATAGGACTTACGAGAGAAGTGGTCGAGGTGGGTTCTTCCCACTGAAAGATTCTCTGGAGGATCAAACAAAAGTTGAGCTCTGGTATCAGATGAACGCGTACGTCATCGAGAAAGACAAAAATCTCTAGTAAGACTGGGGGTTTTGTGAATGGATTTTTATCAGATCCTAGTCAAGGAGACAAAAGATAAGAAGCTGGAGCTTTATCCAGACTTCATTGTCGGACGTTCCCGGGATCTGATGGTACAGGGCCGAACCTTTTATGCAATTTGGGATGAAGAAAAAGGTCTTTGGTCTCGTGATGAGTACGACGTTCAACGATTAGTGGATGAACATCTACATGCCGAAGCTGCTAAGTTACGCGAAGAGACAGGACTGAACTATATTATCAAGTCCATGCACTCGTTTCATAGTCATTCATGGGCTACGTTCAGGAAATTCCTGCTCAACATCAGCGACAATATGCATCCTCTCGATTCAAAGGTCATGTTTTCTAACTCGGAAGTTAAGAAGACTGACTACGCGAGCAAGACACTACCATACGCGTTGGAGGGAGGTGATTACTCGGCCTGGGATGAACTAGTCGGAACGTTATATTCAGTAGAAGAGAGGGCAAAAATTGAATGGGCTATCGGATCCATCGTTGCTGGAGATTCAAAGAAAATTCAAAAATTCTTTGTTTTCTATGGCCCTGCTGGATCCGGTAAGTCCACGATTCTCAACGTCATTCACAAATTGTTTGAAGGATATACCACTACTTTTGATGGTAAAGCCCTAGGCCGTTCGGATAGCAGTTTTGCAACAGAATCGTTCAAGAACAATCCGCTGGTAGCGATTCAACATGACGGTGATCTATCCAGATTGGAAGACAATACTCGGCTGAATTCAATTGTCTCGCATGAGCAGATGACGATGAACGAGAAATACAAGCCGAGTTACACCTCCAGAGCTGACGCACTCCTGTTCATGGGTACCAATCAGCCAGTGAAGATAACTGATGCAAAGTCAGGGATCATTCGCAGGTTGGTTGATATCCATCCTACCGGAGTGAAAATTCCAGTACGGCATTACAACACGCTCATAAGTCAGATTGATTTTGAGCTAGGTGCAATTGCTGTTCATTGTCAGCAAGTATATTTGGAGATGGGTAAGCACGCTTATAACGATTATCGTCCCTTGGAAATGATGTTGCAAACGGACATCTTTTTCAACTATATCGAAGCGTATTACGATGTCTTCAAATCTCAAGATCACACGACGTTGAAGCAAGCTTACGCTTTGTACAAGGAATATTGCGCAGAAACCGGAATCGATCGTCCATTACCTCAGTATAAAATTCGTGAAGAGTTGCGTAATTACTTCGACGACTTCAAAGATCGAGGTGAAATTAATGAAGAACGGGTTCGCAGCCTCTATACGGGCTTCAATGCGGCGAAATTCAAAGCGCCGAAAGAGACAGAAGAAGATCTACCTGCTTTCTCGCTGGTTATGGATGAGCATGAAAGTCTACTTGATACTTTCCTCCAGGACCAACCAGCGCAGTTGGCGAACAAAGAGGAAGCGCCGTCGTTAAAGTGGGTCAACGTCAAGACTACTCTTTCAGATATTGATACCAGCAAGCTTCACTATGTGAGAGTACCTTTAAATCACATCGTGATTGACTTCGATCTGAAAGAAGTAAATGGGCAAACGAGCCTTGAACGCAATCTTGAGGCTGCGAGTACTTGGCCAGCGACATATGCTGAGCTGAGTAAGTCTGGTGAAGGTGTACATCTGCATTATGAGTATGGGGGAGATCCTACCGAGCTGGCTTCAGTATATTCTGAAGGCATTGAGATCAAGGTTTACTCTGGTGATGCTTCGCTACGTCGACGAGTTTCTCTTTGTAACTCAGTTCCGGTTAGCATAATCACTAGCGGCCTTCCGCTCAAGCAGAAGAAGGAGAAGATGCTTAAGGCTAAAACTATTTCAACAGAAAAGGGTCTTAGGGATCTAATCGAGCGGAATCTGCGTAAGGAAGTTCATCCAGGGACAAAACCTTCGATCGACTTCATAGCTCATATTCTCGAAGAGGCATATGAGGATGGGCTGAAGTACGATGTCACAGACATGCGACCTCGTATTTTAGCTTTTGCTAACAACAGTACCAATCAAGCATCAATCTGTTTGAAAATTGTCCAGACGATGAAGTTTCAATCCGAGCCTGAGGTTAGTTCGGACGCACAAGTAGAAGTAGCCGATGATCGAATGGCTATATTTGACGTCGAGGTTTATCCAAATCTGTTCGTCATTTGCTGGAAATTTCGAGGAGACGATGCAGTTGTTCGGATGATCAACCCGAGTAGAGAAGAAGTTGAGAACTTAACAAAATTGAAGTTGGTCGGCTTTTACAACCGTCGTTTCGACAATCATATTCTGTATGGTGCTGTTCTTGGTTACAGCATTGCACAGTTGTATGACTTGACTCGAAAGATTGTCATCGATAACAATCGGAATGCATTCTTTGCTCAGGCCTACAATCTCTCCTATGCTGATATTTGGGAAATCAGTTCAGTTAAACAAGGCTTGAAGAAATTTGAAATTGACCTGGGCATCCACCATATGGAACTAGACCTTCCGTTGGATCAGCCGGTAGACGAGAAGGACTGGCCTCGAGTGGTGGAGTATTGTGTCAACGATGTTCGAGCAACGGAAGCGGTGCTAGAAGATCGTTGGGAAGACTTTGTTGCTCGTCAAATCCTTGCTGAGCTGAGTGGATTGACTATTAACGATACGACGCAACGACACACTGCGAAGATCATATTTGGTGATGATAAGAATCCACAACAATATTTTGTCTATACAGACCTAAGTGAGGAATTCAATGGCTATACGTTTGACGCGGGTCGAAGTTCTTATCGGGGAGAAGATCCAGGAGAAGGTGGTTACGTATACGCTGAACCCGGGATATACTCCCGTGTTGCTCTTCTTGATGTGGCTTCGATGCACCCAACCACGATCGAACTCCTCAACGTCTTCGGAAAGTACACAGAAAAGTTCTCGGCCCTCAAGGAAGCCCGCGTCGCCATAAAGCGGGGTGCGTTCGACAAAGCACGGAAGATGCTGAATGGTCGTTTGAAGCCTTATCTAGAGAATGAGGATAGGGCGGACAAATTGGCATACGCGCTCAAGATTGTAATCAACATTGTCTATGGCTTAACCTCGGCTAAATTCGATAATCCCTTCCGAGACAAGCGGAACAAAGACAATATCGTCGCTAAGCGCGGTGCTCTTTACATGATCGACCTCAAGAACGCCTTGCAAGAAGCAGGGTACAAAGTGGCACACATCAAGACCGACTCGGTCAAGATTCCAAATGCCACAGGAAAAGCTATTGCCTTCGTAATTAGGCATGGTAAACAATACGGTTACGACTTCGAACACGAGATCACCTATGACAAACTTTGCTTGGTTAACGATGCTGTTTATATTGCACGAAAAGATAGTACCTGGACTGCTGTCGGTTCTCAATTTCAGCATCCTTATGTATATAAAACTCTCTTCTCAGGCGAAGAACTTACTTTCGACGATTTCTGTGAGAGTAAGAACGTAGTTCAGGGAGCGATGTATCTAGACAGAGAGGAACGTGAAAAAGGTGAAGAGCTTGATCATCGCAGGATGCGGTTTCTTGGCAGGACTGGCCGGTTCGTACCTGTACAAGTCGGCGGGGGCACCCTCTATCGCGTCAAAGAAGACAAGTACTACGCAGTAGCCGGGACCAAGGGCTACCGTTGGATTGACGCGGAGATAGCGCAGACTATCCCCGACTTGAAAATCGACATGGCATATTTCGAAAAGCTAAAAGCTGACGCCATCAAAACTATCGAAGCATTCGGTTCTTTTGAGGAGTTTGTAAATGGAAGTTCTTAATAAGCTCGAAACTGCCGCGACATTAGCAGCTGTTCGTGCTGTTATATCGAGCGCTCCTTATGATTTATCCAAAGATAATGCTCTTAAAACTGCTGAGCAAAAACTTGACAATAATTTGGAAAAGTTTAATCAGGAGGAGATCGATGCCAGCACAAGATAACACCGTGTTGATGGAAGGTGTTCGGATTATCTTCCGTAATTTCGCTGGCAAGGAAGGCCAGTACAATCGCGAAGGTGACCGAAATTTCGCAGTTCTGCTTGACGAGAAAGTGGCCAAGGCCATGGACGAAGATGGCTGGAACGTCAAGATGCTCAGGCCTCGTACGGAAGAGGAGGGCGAGGAGCCGCAGGCATATTTGCCCATCTCGGTCAATTTTAAGGGCCGCCCTCCGAGAATCGTGATGATCACCTCAAGAGGTCGTACTCATCTCGACGAAGATACGGTCGAGTCTTTGGACTGGGCCGATATTATTAATGTCGATTTGATCGTGCGTCCGTACGAGTGGGTGGTCAACGATAAGTCGGGAATCAAAGCATATCTCCAAGCACTCTATGTGACAATCGAGGAAGATCCGCTGGAGATTAAGTACGGCGAGCTCGAGCAGCAGTGATCGCCGTTATCGTAACGATTATTGTTACATTCATTGTTGTTTTGATCAGCATTGCTTTCGGATATTTTCTTGGCGTCACACGAACTAGAAACGAATAGGGAGCTATGGAGACTACTAGTATTACGACAAAGTATGTCCGCAAGCCTTTATTCGTGGATGCTGTCCAAGTTACTGAGCAAAATTTCGCTGACATCGCCCGGTGGTGCTTTGGGGAAGTTGGCAATATCGATGAGTCGCCAGTCGACAGATCTGCGGATGTACAGCCGACGAAACAGTATATCCATGTCCGGGTGCATAACCCAAAGAACCCGCGGCAGACGAAAGCGTTTGTGGGGGATTGGATTCTCTACACCGAACGAGGCTACAAAGTCTATACGACCAAAGCCTTTCAGGCTAACTTCGACCTCGTAGAGGAGCAGAATTAATGGGGAAGACTGAAGTATACCGTGTCGTCTACAACGACGGCAAGAACCATAACGCACTCGTGTTCCAGGAGCCGACTCAGGGTCTCTCGTTCCAGAAGGGTGAGATGATCATGTTCGGAGACGAGGGACAGTCATCCTTCGCTGCTGTCAACGATGAGGGTGATATTCCGCATCGCGAGCCGAGTGGAGATCCGAATGAGAGTCTCGGCGTCACCTGGCATTTCGCTAAGTAATCTCGTATAGGGGGTGATTATGGAGGAGACAGAGGAGCGGACGGAAGGGAACTCGATCTCTGATATCCGTCGCTTCTTTGCTGAGGGTGCGCGGCCGCTCGAGCAGAACGAGTTTGTTCAGTTCTGGCAGCACCTCAGTGATGAGGACAAGGAAGAGTTCAAGCACGCCAAGCTCAGTTAAAAGTCAGCTCACGGAGTGGGACGAGTCACGGAAACCTGTGCTAGTGGGGGCTCGTTAGGCAAACGTGAGGGGGTATGGTAGGTCGTCGTTGAGCCACTAGAACGCACTCGGCTACGCGATACCCAAAATTTCTCCGGGGGAGGTGATTGCATGGAGGAGACGACTCGGACCGAGGAGACAACCACAGTCGAGACGGAGACAGAGGAACTGCGAGATCCGGCTGAGGAAAGAGAAGTGGATTCACCCGCGGAGACGACTGTCGAAACAACGACGACGGTCGAAGAGACAACTGAGACTGAGCCTGAGACACAGACAGGCGACGAGTAAAGTTTGGAAGAGGCAGTTAATTGGGGTGGTGCAAGACCGCCAGCTATGTACGCGTAGCAAAAACCTCTTCCAATAAGACTGGGATCCAGAGCCATTGCGTGGTGCTGCTGATCCTAGGGCCCGTGGAGAGTTGTTATGATTCTCGCGACGGGCTTTATATTCTCTATAAGGAGCAATTATGCCTGAGGTTGAAAATCAGCACACCGTCTCCTCGAAGTGGCGCGAAGCTGATGCCGTAGCCAAAGCCGAACGAGTTGTGGCAATCATGGCTTGGCTCGATCATACGACGGATCTAGTTGAGATGCTTAGTGATGATGAAGCACTCACTGGAGAGCTGCGTGGTGCGTCCGCTCGACTCAGGACAAAACGGAATGATATCTCTCGAGAGATCGATGCCTTGAGAGCAGACATGGCCGATCGTGCTTAGCTGGACCTGAGTGTGGATGGACCCCGCTATCCTGCGACTCTTGGTCTCGTTCCATCTCCGCCAGGGGGAGTGCCGCCCTTGGCCGCTTGGGCAGGCAGCTCAGGTTCCCTATAATTCAATCTTGGGGGGTTAATGAAACTTCTTGCATCACTAGCCGTGATTGTAGGTGCGCTGATCCTATTGTTATTGATTGTCAGTTCGGATGGAGATGCACATCCAAATGCCGTTGATCGTCCAATGAAAATCGCCAGTGCCGCTGAGAATCCAAAGCCGCAAGTCTGGTGGGTAAGGAGACAGATCGAAGTTGCCACCATTCTTGGAAAAGATGGAGATGCACAAGGTACCGACCCGTGGCCAAATTGCCCTGATCCGTACGATCATCAAGGCCACACCTGGCGGGACACACTTAAGTGTGAAAACCGGGCCTTCGCGGAAAGATTCGGTGTCTGGGATCCGCGAGCGTGGAAAGACAGTCCTGGTTATTTCCGTTGCGGCTTGCAATTCGAGCCGCGTTGGGAGCGTCGCTATGGGAAGTTGTGCCCATGAGTAACCAGCAGATCGAGAAACTTTTCAACGATCAAGCTCGAACTGATCTGCGTTTGCAACGAATTGAAAAGGCGATTGGGACAATGGCCACATGGCTTGTCCAGGCACAAACTGGATTCAATGCCAATGATGCCGCAGGAATTGAGAGAATTCTCCGCGGAGAAACTCTGGACGAAAAGAAGACAAATTAGGAGTTAATTGTGGACGATCTAATCGCACATATTTATGAGTTGCGAAAAGAAGGTATCCCGCTTCATTATCGTCGCCGCAAAGAAGGTAAAAAGACCGTCTGGTATATCCATTATGGTTACGCCCTAATTGCCTATCGAGCCAGTACAGCAGCTGCAACCCAAGCTGTCGAAATTGCTACTGATGTGCATCGAGTAATCCATAAGCGCTTGGCCAAAACCGCTTGAGGAGATAACGTGATCTTCGAGGGAATCACTCATACCGATCCAGATCTTTTCCGTTTCACAGTTCGTCTGCGAATGCATCATCTTGTTGATAACTACACCCAGATCAACTGGGCCATGGTTGATGCTTTCAATAGGTTCGGTCAGTCAATGCAGAAAGTGGCAGAGTCCATGCGTAAACTTCTACCATATCTGGGGGAAGTAAATGGGAGAACTAATCTGGTCTTGTAAAATCGGAGCTGCTACGAAGATACCACCAGACTCCGATGCTCCAATGCGTGCCGCTGTAATTCATGCATATTATGAGTTGACTGGAGAGTATCCCGATTTCGTCTTCAGTGGTTGGGGTGATACGCTTACTGACAGTGAACAAGCAGCGTTAGAACGTCACGCCGAGATAAGGGAGATGGCTATGGCCGAACCAAAGACTGAACTCGACCATCGTCTAGACCGGATGGAATTAGCTATTAGCACCATGGCTAGTTGGCTCGTCCAAGCTCAGACCGGATTCAATTCAAAAGATGCTCAAGGAATTGAGCGAATTCTCGCAGGAGGACATTTGGAAGGAGCAGAAGCTGATGAGCGCCTCAAAAGCCACGTCCATTATCCGGCTGCTGAGCGACAAGAGGAACCGGGATCCTAGGTTTCTTGAGTATGTAACCTCGAAGATAACACGAGGTGAAGTTTCTCCCAGATAAACAAGCCCCTTTATTGCGGCGAAGGGGTTCTGGGAGAAGACGGGAGTTGGCGCGCAGGTGAGAGTTACCGGAGGGGTTCTGGATTTGGGGACCAGACTAACCCGGCTCATTTGCGCTGCCTCTCCCGGATTATTCGCAAGCATTACATGCTGTATAATGAAACCTATTTAAGGAGACATTATGGAGCATCAAATCCTAACTGTTCCTGAAATGCTCATCGACGTCAAAGCTGACATTGATCAGTGCCAGGCTCTAATTGATCAGGCTCGGGTAGCATTCGCTAACGACCCCCACTTTCAACTAACCCTGGACCGTAAACAAACTCAGCTCGACGAACGTCGTGAGCGTGTCAGGATCATGGATGATATTGCCAAGATTGTGTACCACAAGTAACGTTTCAAAGCTGGAGTCCTACTTGGACTTTAGCTTTTTCGCAGGAAAAACACTCCTTATAATGAAACCTATTTAAGGAGTAATTATGTTTAAATTCATTGGCAACTTCATCGGCTGGATCCTCTTCGGATGGCTCTGGCTGACGATGATGTTGGTCCGTGCACTGAAAGCAAAGTAGTACTCGCTAGAAATAGATTCAAAAAGAGAGTCCAGAACAAGGACTTTCTTTTTTTTTGAAAGGAATAAGTGAATGAGTGTAGATATTCGCGATCCAGCCTGTGTTGAGAATTGGCCTGAATGTTGGTCGGGTGGATACGATCCTCGTTGTTGTCGCTTTCCTAAATCTTGTAGTTGTGAGAATCACGTGAGTGAAGAAACTACTATTTGCTCGAACATGCATTGCTATAACCGAGCACCAGTCAGTGATGATCCAGCGAAGCCTCCCTTCTGTGAACCTTGTAAAGCGAGGAGTAAATAATGGGTCGATTCGAAGTTCAGGGCATTGTCTCAGCAGTAACTGGTGAGCCCTTGGTTCAATTGCGTCAGCTTGACGACAACGATATCGAAGAGTTTCAGATCCAACTGCCTTTGATCGAAGCTCGAGAAATAGCTCAGACTATTCAGGAAGCAACTTTCAATGCTGTCTATGATGCAGCTTTGATTGCCTGGGCTAAAGAACAAGGTGACGAAACAATGGGGGTGATGTTGGTCAATAATGTCCGTCGTTACCGAGCTGATAAGTGGGGTTTGCCTGATCGACCAGAAGATTGGCGGCCAGAATGAGCTCTTTCGACTCACGTCCTGAGACTAAGAAGCACATCGAGCGTGTCCAATTTTTTATCCGCCGGGCCCAGAACAATCTTATCTGGCGCGCACTTAAGCACGACCAGAGTAAGCTTGTCTCACCGGAACTAGAAGCGTTTGATATTGCGACTCCGAAACTAGCCGGGCTTCAGTACGGCAGCGAGGAGTACAAGCAATCACTGCGTGATCTTGGTCCAGCTCTGCAGCATCACTTCGAACACAATGATCATCACCCCGAGCACTACGAGAATGGTGTTCAGGGAATGAGTTTGATGGCCTTGATCGAGATGCTCTGTGATTGGCGAGCTGCCAGTGAACGGACAGTCCAGCGTACGGACGATCCGAAGTTGATGAAGTCATTCGAGTCGGGTCTGAAGCATAACAAGGAACGATTCGGAATCTCGGACAGTCTCTACGAGATTCTGCTCAACACTGCCCGTGAGCTAGAGATGATCGAGTCATGAACTTGCCTGCAATCATATCCGAGGAGTCAGAGCTTGCACAAAAGATAGCTGCCTCGGCAGGGATGGGTATTTCACGAATTCAGGTTCGACTCGATCCTGAGTACGTACTTGTCTTCGGTAGCCATTCCGACTATGCAAAACTGGGCGAATGGGCCTGGGTCGGAAGGGAAGAGTGATGGCTGTCAAAGAAATGCTCGGCTTTGACGGCTTCCGGCCTGAAGATCGTTGGCTCTGGTTTGCTGTTCGACTAAGTCTTGTCTTATTCATGATCGGAGTTGAGGTTGTGATCATTGCTGCCTTTGCAAAGGTGATGCTAGCACTATGAACCCACCCGCTAAGACTACAATTGTGGTTGATTGTGCTTGTAGGAGTAAGAAGTGTACGGCAAAAGTGCGGATCGACGAGCCTACATATCCTTACTGCTCAATCTGCTACAACAATAGTAACTGTAGGTGATGAGATGAATAATGAAGAAGCTAATAGTCCGCTTGGACTGGCTGCTCGAGGGCTAGCTTTTGCTCTGATTGAACAAGTTGCCGGTGTGGATTGGCATGATCGTGATGTGACAAAACTGCAAGTAGCCCTCTATTATTATGGGATGGCAATCGCGAAAGCGAGAAGATGACAGCACTGAAACCACATCAATTCAAAGCGCTGACTGAGCTCAGTGACGGCAAGATTCTCTGGGGTGGAGTGGGTTCAGGTAAGTCGCGGGTTGCTGTGGCCTATTACGAACTCGAGCACCAGTGTAAGAACGTCTACGTGATCACGACCGCGAAGAAGCGAGACAGCAAAGACTGGGAGGGAGAATTTGCTCGGATTGCTGTTGGAAAGGAGTGGGACGCCACCATTCATGGTCTCCTTACTGTGGATAGCTGGAATAACATTTCTAAGTACGCTGCTGTGGAGCACGCTTTCTTTATTTTTGATGAGCAAAGACTCGTCGGGCACGGGAAATGGGTAAAAGCATTCCTAAAAATTGCCCGGGGGAACAATTGGATCCTACTTTCCGCAACTCCCGGCGACACCTGGATGGACTATATTCCCGTTTTCGTCGCCAATGGCTTCTACAAGAACCGAACCGAGTTCATCCGCGAGCACGTCGTCTATACACCCTACGTAAAGTTCCCCAAAGTCGCTAGATATTTGGGTACGGGAAAACTGAACAAGCTGCGCAATCAGATCCTGATCCATATGCCCTATGAGATGCACACGGTCCGTCATTCACCAACAATCTACGTCGAGCACAACGAAGAGCTGCTGCAATCAGTACTGAAGAACCGCTGGCATATCTACCAGAACCGACCAATAAAAGATATTGCCGAGCTCTTTGGAGTGATGCGGAGAGTGGTGAATAGTGATCCCTCGCGAGTGAAAGCGATTGAAGAATTATTGGAGCAACACCCAAAGCTGGTCGTCTTCTACAACTTCAATTACGAGCTCGAGGCACTGAGACGACTGGAAAAACTAGTACCAATGGCGGAATGGAACGGTTGGAAGCACGAAGAGATTCCGGAAGCGGATGCTTGGATTTACCTAGTTCAGTATGTAGCTGGTTCGGAAGGTTGGAACTGTGTCGAGACAAATGCAGTGGTCTTCAATTCACTGACATATTCGTACAAGAACTGGGAGCAAGCGCATGGGCGAATTGACCGACTTAATACCCCTTTCGTGGATCTTTATTACTATACTCTGCGTTCTCGAAGCATAATTGATACAGCTATTTGGCGGAGTCTGAAGGCAAAGAAGAACTTCAACGCCTCCAAGTTTCCAATTGAGCAGTTGAAGGGAGAGCATAATGCCGATCTCAGTCGGTCCACACGAGTTCAAGCCAGTTCGGATCTGGGACGGATGGAGTGATAGCGGTCGCTGTAGTCATTGTTATCTACCCAAGCGAGCACATCCAGTCGAGAGTTGGGTAGAAGCGAGACCGATGCACGATAAATCGGAGCCAAAGGATGGCTAAGCTCGAGGAGCGAATTCTGCTCCATTCATTGATCGAGAATCCAGACTGGTGTCTCTTTTACCATCGAGAACAAGTTAAACTACTGCTGCCTGCTCTGGCCAAGTCGCATATTTTGGTGACTGGAATCGAGCAGCAGCTACGGAAAGATTTAGCAGAATTGGAAGGTAGTCGGGATGGGGAAGCAAAAAGTCAGGTTAAAGAAGAATAAGGACGGTACGGTATCGATATTTTTCGCCGCTTACAGCTTTAGTAAGGAACTAGATGTCGGCACATTGTCGCCAGAAGAAAAATTTAATGCGATTCGCTGGACAATCCTCAATCAAGGCTTTGTTTTTACGGAAAAAATCGAACGAGAAGTACGGAAACTGATCAATTACCACCTTTAGGATGAGGCTGATAGTGAAGAAGAAAAAGAAAATTTTACTCTGTGCAGCGCCGCACTGCTATAACCTAGCTTGGCAAGGTCATAAGCACTGTTATTCTCATTTACAAGAGATAAAAAACAAGGAAAAAAGTTAGCTTCCAGCTCTGCCCATTTTCTGCCCACTTTTGCCCACTTTTGAAAATGGAGTCAAAAAAGAGGCAAAAAAGGGTAAAAATGACGATTTGAGAATGGCTTAAACAAGCGGGGGTAAAAAGGGGCAAAAAAGGGTAAAAAAGGGTCTTTTCGAGTGTCGAAATGTTAACAAACAGTTATTGACCAAAAATGGGCAGGCACTTTTGGCTTAGTTAAGCCGAATTCAGCCAATTGGCTACGCCCACATACATGGCCAAAGACTATTCCCACGCGCGAGACTTAATAAGTAGTATATAATAGATACTATATACGTTTTATATAAAACTTTCTTTCTCAAGAAATCTTGGCAAATTTTTATCTCTTTCAAGGGATAAACCTCTCACGAAGCATTTCCACAACCACCGCAAGGCGCCGCTTTGCCCGAGGCCCCTAAAAAATTGGAGATTTTGATGTATTGGATGGAAAATACTCGGTTTAGGCAGTTGCTTCATTTTGCGTTGATGTACGAGGATGACGAGTAATGGAAGAATGGGTTCCAATTCCACATTTTGATGGCTATAGCGTTAGTAGCTGGGGACGAATTCGTGCGGACAAATCTTCGAGAATCTTGTCCTTGAACCCAAACCAATTCGGTGTTATCCAGGTGGGAATGATGCGAGATGGAGAGCAAAGGCATAGATCGGTACCGCTGCTGGTCGCTAAAGCTTTTATCCCGGAGCCTGGAGGCGCGTTTGATACCCCGATCAATCTAGATGGGGATCGTACTAACAATCGCGTAGAGAACCTCCTGTGGCGTCCTAGGTGGTTTGCTATCAAGTATAACCAGCAGTTCAAAATGACTCACCCTCGTCGACTGAAGCGACCGATCGTGGATCTGAAAACGGGTGAGGTATATTCTGGCTCAGAAGAGTGTGCAAAGAAATTTGGTCTACTCGAGGATGACTTGATCCTTTCGATCCTGAATAGAACTTATGTCTGGCCTACTTATCAAGAATTTGGACTCTACGAAAGCTAGGAGGAACTACTATGGGTGATATTGTTAAACCTTATCGAGATCCTGTTCCAGGTCGAGGATCAATTGAGTTGCGTCGGACCGCAGCAGGCGTATATTCTTGGGTGATTACCATTTGGACTGATGCAATTGTCACCGATGCGCATCTAATTGGGATGGTAGACTCAGTAGAACGGGTAGATCAAGAGCTACACAAGCGTTATCCAGTAGCTGGAGCGGATCCTCAAGAATAGATATTATGTAGCAACCAAATCGCGGCTTATAATAGAAGGGTAGTAAATGCCTCTTCCTTTTTTCACATTTATTCCATCGCAAGGGAGGTGAGGAGTATATATGGTCGCAACAATTAACGTTCAGCCACAGACTTTGAACCTGGCACTTTATGCTGGCGACGGTGTCTCGTTCAGAATTTTGTGTACTGATGCTGCTGGTGATCCTGTTGATGTTACAGGCGCTATTGAAGCACAGGTGCGACTAACTCGTCTTACAGATGATCCTCCCCTGGCTGAATTTGCGGCCAGTATGGTGGATGCTTATCAAGGTATTGTTGTTCTTTCTTTGACTGGAGATCAAACGAAGGAACTTTCAGACTCCGTCGAAGATGGAAACTTTAAGGGAGTATGGGATCTACAGTGGGTTCCGGCTTCGAGTGAACCACGCACTCTTTGCCAGGGTAGTGTGGAGTGTGTATCCGATGTTACTCGATGATCTAATTATTAAAATTGAGGTCGACGAAGTCGAACTCATGGTGGATATACCAGAAACAACAGTTGTTCTCGAGGCGGATCCGTTTGCTATCGTAGAGATTTCAAAAAGTTCGGGTCCTTATGGCCTGATTATTGAAGCTAATCAAATTGAGGTACAGATTGAGGATCAACCTGAATTTACTTTTGTGGCTGACTCAAGCCCTGATGTCATTGTTATAGCGGCAGGTAACATCGGTAATCCAGGTCCTCCTGGAGCTCCAGGTTCAGTAGGCCCCATTGGTCCCCAGGGTCCTGCTGGACCAGCCGGTCCTCCTGCGGCTAGTTATATTTTCATTCAAGGCCCACCCTCAGCTATATGGGTTGTAACTCATAATTTGAATAGACAGCCTTCGGTTACGGTGGTAGATACCGGAGATAGTGTCATAATTCCTAGTGTTCATTATGACAGCGCTAATCAAGTAACTCTTACCTTTGGTTCCGCGACTTCTGGAAAGGCGTATCTTAACTAATGCCTACTCTAGGTAACGCACTCGATTTTGCCAAGTATGAGGCGCGGAATATCAGAGGCCACCAGCTCGGTTCTGCGCCATCGTCTCCTGTTACAGGACAACTTTATTACAACACTAGTGATAATACTCTCTATTGGTATGACGGTACTACCTGGCAATCAGCAAAGGGTGGATCAGGATCACCTACAGGTGCTGCTGGTGGAGACCTTTCAGGTACTTATCCTAATCCCCAAATTGCAGCTGGTGTAATCACTGATGCTGATGTGAATGCTGCAAACAAGGACGGTGCTGTTGGTACTCCCTCTTTGCGTACGCTTGGCTCGGGAGCAGCACAGGCTATGCCGGGGAATCGTACCTTAGATGCAATTAATTCACCGACAAGTTCGGTGAACATGAATAACCAGCGTCTTAACCTTGTTGGTAATCCAACACTTGGAACTGATGCTGCTAATAAAAGTTATGTTGATGCGCTTGCATCGGGGATTGATGCAAAAGAGTCGGTTAAGGCTGCGTCAACAGGTAACTGGGCCTCGTTTAGTGGCCTCGGCACAATGGATGGCGTTTCACTTTCTGATGGTGATCGTGTTTTGTTGAAGGATCAGACAGCTCCAGCTCAAAATGGTATTTATCAAGCTTGGGCAACTGGTTGGGTTCGTACTTCTGATGCGGACTCTTGGGCAGAATTGCCGGGTGCTCATGTATTTGTCGAGCAAGGAGCTACACAGGCTGATACTGGTTGGGTCTGTTCTTCAGATCAGGGTGGTACTTTAGGTACGACCGCAGTGAACTGGGTTCAGTTCTCAGCAGCTGGTCAGATTCAGGGTGGAGCAGGTCTGCTCAAGACGGGTAATGTACTTGATGTCGGCGCCGGTGCTGGTATTACTGTTAATGCAGACACGATTCAAGTCGCAAATAACGGTATTACTAATGCGATGATTGCTGATGGAGCTATTGATCTTGCTTCAGCTGACGTCACTAATACACTGCCTCTTACTAAGGGTGGCACTGGTCAGACCACTACCAAGACTGCTCGAGAAACTGGTCTGGCTGCAGCGGGTTATTACTCGTCAGCCACCCATGGTGCAGGTACGACAATTTCGATTACTGCTGCCACGCATGGCCTGCGGGCTTCACGAGGTCTGATTGTCCAGGCACAGCTCGAGGCGGATGGTTCAGTTCTGATTCCGGATATTGTTGTTGCTGCTAACGGTGATGTCACAGTTACCTTTGGCGTCTCTCAGGCTGCAAATACGATTCGGGTTACGGTGATTGGATAATGCCAGAGATTGTTGGTAGACTAAGAACCCCTCGACTTCCTGGAGCGCCTGCCTCTCCTGTAGTCGGAGAGGTTTATTACGATACCACTACCAACATTCTTTATTGGTGGAATGGCACCGCTTGGTTTTCAGCAAAAGGTGGTGGCGGAGTAGATTATATTGGTACTTGGAGCGCTGCAGTCCCGTATAAAGCTGGTGATGTTGTTACTCATGGTGGTCGGGATTATTTAGCAGTTAATCCTTCTACTGGACAAACACCTCCTGCGCCAGGTAGTGGTACAAGTAGTGGCGGCGGATCACCTTGGCAAACGGGTGATGAAAAAATTAGTGCTATTGCTGCTACACATGCAGATCCTCTTGGCGGTACTTGGTATCTTGCTGATGGTTCAGCAGTTCCTCCTGCCAATACTGCTTTGGTAGCTTTGCTTGGAGCAAATTTCCCCGATGCTCGTGGTCGTAGTTTGGTTATGCTAGGTACACATGCTGATGTGAATGCTATTGGTAAAGTTGAGCAAGCAGCTCTTTCTGTAGGTAGTCGTAGAATGAAACATAGTCATACGAAAGCATTAACTGTACCATGGGGTAATGTTGGTGGTTCAGGACTTGCTACTCCAAATACAAATTATCAAGGGGATATTAGTGTAAGTGGTACTATTGGTGTTGCTGGTGCGGGTATTGATGAACCAGCTTTCGTTGTCATTGGCAATCTCTTCTATCATTCGTAAAGGAGAGATATGAGTGAACCTTATTGGGAGCTCCTAGGTGGAGCAGGTTACCCGCCCACAGATACTGCACCAGATGAATCGGTATTGACTGTTGATTCTCCTGGTTCACCGCCAATTTGGAAAGCTGCACCAGGTGGAGGTGGAGTAGATTATATTGGTGATTGGGCCGTTGGTACTACTTATAAACGCGGAGATGTAGTTCGCTATAACGGTATTGACTATCTTGCTGTAAATCCTTCTACAGGGCAAGTGCCACCTACGGCTGTGCCAACAACACATGCAATGGTATGTCTTTTTGATCAGATTCTTGCCGCTAATGCAGCTAACTTTGATGTGATAGGTATTCCACAAATTTATGCACAGCTGCTGATTATGGCACAGATTCGAGGAACTGATGCTGCAGGGCAGATTTCAAACTGGTGGCGTTTCAATAATGATTCAGGAGCAAACTATTATTATGAGTATCTTACTGCTTTTGCAACTACTGTATCATCGGCAGAAGGATTAGCGCAAGCTCAAATCTTTGCTGGGAATGCTCCTTCAGCAGCAGCTCCGGCAGGGGCAGCTGCCATATTTGAAGCGAAAATTCCAAATTATGCTGGAACAACATTTCAAAAAGCTATCGAAACTGTTGTGGCAAATAGAAACGGCACTGTTTCGACTACTGTGCGTAAAGATCAATCAGGTGGGCATTGGGCAAGTACTGCGGCTATTAATCGCCTTACTTTGTATCCAAATGCTGGTCTATATCTTGCTGGTTCCCGTTTGACCGTTTATGGATTGAGAGGTTTGTGATGAGCGAGCCATATTGGGAACCCCTTGCTGCTTCACTTGTATCTTCTGGATTAGTTAAACTTTATGATTTGATTCTACCTGCTGCTGCAGCAAATTTTGATATTACGTCTCTTACACAAGAGTATGCACATCTGCGTTTGATAGCCCAGCTTAGAGGAGATAATGCTTCCTTAAATGTTGGTGCTTATTTACGTTTCAATAATGATTCAGGCGCAAATTATAATGGGCAACGATTAGCTGCAGGAGCGGCAACAGTTACAGCAGCAGAAGCACTAGCTGGTACTGGTGCTCACATAGGATATTGTGCAGCTGGTAGTGCTGGTGCAGGAAGAGCAGCAATTTTTGGTGTCGATATTCCAAATTATTCTCAAGCGGTGTTTCACAAACAGCTCGTTTCGCTTAATAATCGAAACGACAGTGATACTACTGCACAAACTGATATTGAGCACTTTATCTCTAACTGGAAGAATACTGCGGCAATTAATCGAATTACTCTTTATCCTAATTCTGGAAATTTTGCTGTAGGTTCTCGTTGCACGCTTTATGGTCTTGATACACGATCCGTGGCTTCGCCAGCTTCAGCTCTTATTTCAGTTGTCACGTCACTTCCGGCAAGTCCTTACGATGGACAGGAAGTGATTCTTACTGATTCTCTTACAGCACCTACTTATTCTTGGCGATTGATTTATCTTGCTGCAATCACAGATGCATATAAATGGCTTTGTATTGGTGGCGATGCGAAATCAGTTCGTGTGGAAACTGATTATCCGACTAATCCAGCATTGTCGCTTTCTGTTCCTCGTCCGGGTATTTATAATTTGGATCATGGTGCAACTTGGTATCTCCTTGATACTACAAGTACTGTTTATTCTACGGATCTTGTAGTAGACGGCGCAGGTTCTTATGCATATTACCTTACGCGTGGAACGGCCAATACGAGTGGATTTATGGGAGCGAGTGCTGGTCATCAGCCAGGAGTTGTTGTTGCTTCAACAATTCTGCAACGAACTGGAATTAATACTGGTACGATTGGACGCATCGAGCGACGTTGGATTAAGGCAATGCCAGTGAGACTTTCATGACCGAGAGTCAGTTCCAAGCGCGCTTGATTAGGAAGCTCGAGAAGATGTTTCCTGGTTGTATGATTATGAAAACTGATTCTGCTTATAGGCAAGGAATGCCAGATCTGATTATTCTCTGGGAAAAGTATTGGGCTTCGCTAGAAGTCAAAGCTGATGCATCATCAAGCTCACAGCCTAATCAAGGCTATTACATTCAGAAGTTGAATGACATGTCCTTTGCCGCTTATATCTACCCAGAAAACGAAATGGAGGTTTTGAGTGCGCTTCAACAAGCATTTAAACCTCCAAGGCGAACACGCGTTTCTAAGTCCTAGTCAGCATCATTGGATTCATTACACACCCGATCGCTTACTCGAGCGTTGGACCGCCGCCCAGGCTGCCGCTTACGGCACGTTGCAACATGAGTATGCGCATCGAGAAATTGAAGCAGGTCGACTCTCAGATCTTGTTGGTACTATAGGTCTCTATATCAATGATGCAATTCGATACAGGATGACCTGTGAACAAGTTCTCTACTACTCTGAGAATTGTTTTGGCACTGCTGATACGATTGCTTTCCGTTATAAAACGCTCCGCATCCATGATCTAAAAACTGGTGTTTGGCCAGCGCATGTTCATCAGCTCGAGATTTATGCAGCACTCTTTTGTCTTGAATATGATGTAGATCCGTTTGAGATTAAGATTGAGTTGCGCATTTATCAGAGCAATGAAGTTATCGTCTATGATGCTGATCCCGAGGATATTATCTTTATTATGGGAAAAATCCAAGAATTTGATAAACTAATTGCCCATAAGAAATTAGAGGAGGAATCTTGATTCGCACTCAAGAACAACATCTCGCTCACTACGGAATTCTCCGCAAATCTGGCCGATATCCTTGGGGTTCAGGTTCAACTCAAAACATCCGTAATAAACATTTTCTCAACGTAGTCAGTGATCTTAAGAAACAAGGTATGTCAGAAACTGAAATTGCCAACGGTTTTGGGATTACGACTACAGAACTACGCGCTAATAAATCGATTGCCCGTGATCAGCAACGTCGCTCGAAGCAGCTGCAGGCTCAGCGCTATAAAGATAAAGGTTGGTCAAATACTGAAATTGGTAGGCGCATGGGTATCGGGGAATCGTCGGTTCGAGCTTTGCTTGCTCCTGGCGCTAAAGATAATGCTGATGCTCTTCAGACCACGGCCAACTTGCTCAGAGATCACGTGACTGAGAAGAAGATGATTGATGTTGGTTCTGGGGTTGAATCTACCTTGGCGATTACGCAAACGCGTTTGAACAATTCTATAGCCGTGTTGAAAGAAGAAGGCTATAACGTTTATTCAATCAAGATCCAGCAGATTGGTACCGGTAAGTACACGACGATGAAAGTTTTAGCTGAGCCTGGTATTACCTTACAAGATGTTCAGAGGAATCGAGCTCAGATCAGGCAGATTGATGAACGTTCAGAGGATTATGGTCGCAGTTTTAATGGAGGTATTCAGCCACCTATCTCGGTTAGTTCGAGACGTCTTGCGGTAAACTATAAAGAAGACGATGGAGATAAGGCTGACGGTTTGATCTATGTTCGTCCAGGAGCAAAGAATCTTTCTCTGGGAAACAATAAGTATGCCCAGGTTCGTATTGCGGTTGATGGCACGCATTATTTGAAGGGTATGGCTGTTTACAAGGATAATCTTCCTGAGGGTAAAGATCTTGTTTTCAATACGAATAAAGGTCGACACGTTCCGCTAAAAAGTAATGATCCCAAAGTTGATACGATTCTGAAGAAGCAAACAGATGATCCAGAGTTTCCTTTTGGATCGGTTGTTTCTCAGATTCAAGGGCCGAATGGTAAAGTTATTTCGGCGATGAACCTTGTCAATGATGAAGGTACTTGGGACAAATGGTCTCGAAATCTTTCTTCGCAGATGTTGTCAAAGCAGAGTCCTGAGTTAGCTCAACAACAACTAAATCTTACGCAGGAACGTCGTCGTAGAGAGTTTGATGAAATTAATTCTTTGATGAATCCGACTGTGCGTAAGGATCAGCTGCTCAAATTTGCTGACAAGACGGATGCTGCAGCAGTGCATCTCAAAGCAGCAAGTCTTCCACGGCAGGCAACAAAGGTGATTCTTCCGGTTAATTCAGTTAAGCCAGATCAGATTTATGCACCAAGTATGAGAGATGGGGAAAAGGTTGTCTTGATTCGTCATCCTCATGGAGGAACGTTTGAGATTCCTGAGTTGACGGTGAATAACCGAAATCGAGAAGCAAAAGCAATTCTAGGCCGTCAGGCTATGGATGCGGTTGGTATTCATCATACCGTTGCTCAACGTTTGTCCGGGGCAGATTTCGATGGGGATACAGTTCTTGTTATTCCCAACAATAGGCAATCTGTAAAATGGACCCCCGCCCTTGAAGGATTGAAGGACTTTGATCCACAGGTCTATAAGGTACCCGCAGATTCTCCTATCCCACGCATGACTTCTACACGCAAGGGATATGAGATGGGTAAAATTTCTAATCTGATTACCGATATGACTATTCAGGGGGCTAACAACGAACAGTTGGCTCGTGCACTTCGACATTCGATGGTAGTTATCGATGCAGAAAAACATCATCTTGATTACCGCCGGTCGGAGAAAGATAATGGTATTGCTGCTCTGAAAGAAGAGTATCAGGGTGGAAAGAATCGAGGAGCTACTACTTTAATTAGTAGAGCTAAGGCCCCTAAGGTAATTAATGAAAGAGTAGAAAGACCTGCTCGAAGAGGCGGACCTATCGATCCAGTTACAGGTAAGAAGGTCTTTGAGGACACAGGAAGAATGATTCCTGAACGGAAGCGTGTAGTAGATCGTGCCTCGGGTAGAGTAACGTATGTAGATACAGGTAGAATGGTTCCAGCAAAGATGCGGGTAAAGCAGCTGGCCTTTGAGGGAGACGCAGAAAAGCTTTCATCGGGTACTAAGATGGAAGGGATTTATGCTCAGCATTCTAATGAGTTGAAGGCCATGGCTAATGCGGCAAGAAAAGAAGCACTTCCACTCAAAGGTATTCCTCGATCCCCCTCAGCGGCGAAGGTGCATGAAGCTGAGGTTAAATCATTGAATGCTAAGCTTAACGTGGCTAAAAAGAATGCCCCCCGTGAAAGACAAGCCCAGCTCCTAGCAAATGCCCAGGTCTCTTTGAGGCGCCAGGCTAATCCAAACATGGAGAAGGAAGAAGTAAAGAAGGTTAAACAACATGCGTTGAATGAGGCGCGGATAAGAACAGGTGCTGATAAAGACCGGATTACCTTTACTCAAGCAGAATGGAATGCTATTCAGGCAGGAGCTATTGCTCCTACTAAGTTGGATGAGATACTTCGGAATGCGGATGCCGAGTCAGTTAAGAAGATGGCTCTGCCCAAGGAAGCAACTAAGTTGACTAGCACTATGCTACGTAGGGCTCAGTCAATGGCGAACTCTGGCCATACCCAGGCTGAAATAGCAGATGCCCTAGGTATTGGGTTGACTACACTCAAGGTAGGACTCAATGAGTGAGATCGTAGTTGATAGTGATGGACCTGAATACATGCTAACAACTGTTGACAATCCATTCGATCCTTTCACACAGTTCGATGAATGGTTAGCTTATGACATCATGATGGGTTACAATAGTACCGCCTTCCTAGCAAGGGTGGCTAATCTTTCACCTGAAATGTCTGAACCTGATCAGCAGTTAGCAATACAGTATGCAATTGAAGAAATTGTGGAAGAGAATGTGTCAGCAATGTGGAGAAAAGTATCAAGAGATGACATTAAGACTTTACCTATCTATAACACATAACACTACTATGGGTATGTGGTCTGTGTAGATCGATTCAACAAAGTAATGTTAATGTATGAATACATTTGTTCAGTGAAAAGAATGTTAATAATTAATTAATGATAGTACTATCTACCCACATACCCATGCGCACGATCAATAGTTAAAGATTTAAATTAAAAAATTTAAAATAAAAATAAAAAAAATAAAAATTAAAAAATTTTCGGAATAAAAAATCTAGGGGGGGAGGGGTCTCGCACAAACCACCCCCCTATGCAT